GTTGCCGTTCCCAGATGCTTATTAATCCGCACAACGTATCTTGTATCTTCACCATCTTCCTCAATGACATATTTGCTTGGCGCAGTTACAAAGCCATCATCGTCAATTGTCAAAGCCTCATCATTCAAATAGACCGTTTCGATTTCTTCGACTTCGTGACCGGCAAGTGCAACAACAATGTGCATAAATTTATTGTTATCTGTGGCCTCTTTGTAAACGACAGCACCACCGACCTTTGTGCGACCATAGATAATCTGATGATCTGCGACAGGCGATAAGCCACTGACCAGGATAGCAGAGGTTCCAGCTTGCTGGCCTCCCGCGTTTGGCTTTGGCGCAAGTGACTGGCTAATGAGGCCGATTGCGACATTGAGCGCAAAGGCATTAAAAAAACCAGCAAGCGTTATTGCAGTTCCACTAAAAATCCAAGCCGCGCCAACACTAAGTGCCGCACTAGCCGCCGCGCCAATTATAACCGGCGGCATTGCATAAGCCGCCTCTGGAATAAGCGCAATCAACGCCGCAGAGGTCAGTGATGTGGTGGTTTTTAACAGCGTTATTTTGTTCATTCTACACACCAAAAAATATCAGTTGGCCTTGCGGGTGAAAATTCCAGACCATCATAACCTAAAAAACCGACTTTATCACCTAGCGCAACCCCTAGCGCGATCTCAGTAACCATCAGCGGCCCATAATCGCCTCGGCCTATAATTGCGCCCCTTGGCGGCTGAAGCCCATCCACAGCCCTTAATCGACTATTGATCGCCGTTATAATATTTGTATTACCGCTACGCTTTAGCTGCCGCCGGTAATTTAGAAACGCACCCCATTCAGTCGTATAGGTTCCAAACCAATCATCAAAAATGTGTTTGCCGATCTGCGCCTCATAAGCCGCATCAGTAAACCTTATGCAATCAGCTTCGCCCCATTTAAATGGCTTGTGCCGCCAGTCCTCAATAAAAGCATCAAAACGATCCGGCCAATCATAAAGTCTCAACCACGCCCCCAGTTAAATTGCTTGTCCTGCAAATCTTCCACAAACTCAAAAGCGCGATCATTCGGATATCTGCTTTTTTGATTTTGATCGTTAAATCTAAAAATCCTTGCGCGCTCCAGGTCAATCAAACGGCTCTCAACCGAGATAGCAATGCTGCTGGTCTCCGGGCCTTCATTAATAACCATCTGGTCGATATAGCCATTGAATACCTCGACAACCGGAGTCACCGCGCCCTGCGAAACGTCAATCCGACTGCCATCCTCAGCAAGCAGATAGCTGCCATTTTCTAGCATTAGGAATTGCCGATCAGCATCAATCAAGCCAAATAGGATTTTGCACTTTCGCCCCTGGTAAGGCTCGCTAATAGCAAGTGAGATAAGGTCAGATGGGATGCCGGATAAGCTAACTGTCGCACCCTTAGCGGATATCTCAGCAGTCTCTTGTAACTCGCTGATCTCCAGAAACTGACCTGTGCCAATATATGTATTATTGCCAAACACCAAATCACCGATGCCAGTCCACATGTAAAGCGTCTGCGTGTCGAAATACAACTCAACAGCAAAAAGCGGCTGAACCTCTGCCGCTTCCAAGTTTGTGATGATGCTTTGAGTTAGCTCGCGGCTCATACGATAACCTCGATGGCTGGGAACGTGATCCCATAAAAGCTGGCGTTATTGATTGACCAGTCTGATTGATTGCTCGACAGTCGGAAATTACCAACAGCGCTTGCCACTACGATCGTGCTGCCATCAGCCGGGGCTGTGCGTATATGAGGCCACAGGTCTATCGTGGCCTGGCCTGATGCGTTGCTATCCACGTTGGTTAAAACCTTGTGCAGCGTTGCTGCTGAGCCGCCTCCTAGTTGGATATAATCGCCAGCAAGCAGATAGCCGGTCGCGCTGGTTGGCAAGCCATCTACGGTCAAAGTGTCGCCGGTTTGATCGGCTCCATTAACAACAGGGGTGCCGGGCGTGCTAGATGCGCTGCCCCTGGCTGTCGCACAATTAGGATCGCCCATCAAGAACGTGCCGCGCTGGCCCTTTAAGGAAAGCAGGAAAGAAATCCAAACCTCAGCATCAGCGCGCTTCATCGGCGGCAAGCTAACCTCAGCCTCCCAGCGCTGCCCGGTATGCGCCACCACTTGCTGTTTATAAGTGAATGGGCTTTGGCTGATCGCAACACTATTTACAGCGTGCAGATTAACGCTGGCGATCCCGGTTTGGGTTGGGAGTGTTAGTGGATATGATATTGCCATTTAGATCACCCGAATGCCGCACTGAATGAACCGCCGCGCCGTCTTGCGTCTAGGACAGCGGCCTTTGATGCTTCCTGGATTTGCGGCAGCATACCCATCACCTCTGCGCGTACTGTTTGCGATACGCCAGCCGATAGGTTGATGGTCTGGTTGATCGTTACACCTCCGCCGCCGAGTTTATTGTTTGGTATTATTGTCCCATTAGATCCAGGAACCATAAGCTCTGGGCCTTTTTCTCCAATTATATAAGGACGCCCAGCTTTCACAGGCCCACCACTTGCCATTCCTGGCGGCACAGCATTAACCATACTTGCAGGAGATAGCCCTCCTGAAGAACCACCACTGGCTCCAAGCCCAATTGCTCCAAGAAGATCGATCCCGCTTAGCTTTTTAGCCAGTGGCGCAGTAATGCTGCGCTGGATGTTGATCCGTATAAGATCAGAGATGATCGACCGAGCCATAGACTTGAAAGCGTCTTTTGCTGAGGTCGTTCCCATAGCCAAATCCACAAGAGCATCCTCAAGAGATTTAACGCCCTTGACTGCTGCGCTTTCCAGGTTCTTCTGGATGTTAGCCGCCTCCTCGGCGAGCTTGCCTAGCTGCTCATTATAAATAGCAACCTTTGGTGGCCCCTTTTCAAACTCTTCATTTGTATTCTTTAGCGAACCCAAAAGACGATCAAATATTGGGTTGAAGTCACCAACAACCTTTCCAAGAGGTTTGAACTCTTCGCCTAAATCTGAGGCTTGATTTGCTAGTTTCTGTAGCAAGTTTCTGAGGACAAAAACCGCCCCATTTAAACTTCTATTTTCTTCGGCAAGCTTTTTCAGCTCTTCTCTTGCCTTTTTAAAAGATTCTGTGGTTTGGTTTTGCTCATCTTTTAGTGGGGCAAGAGCCTTTTTGATATCATTCATGCCTTTTGCATAGTTACTACTCATCCCTTTAGCGGCGTCATCAAAAAACTTTATCTTCTCTTGTAAAGCATCAAAGGTTTCTGAGAATGCTTTTCTTGTAGCTTTAAAGCTAAAGGCATTTTCTAGATCAAAGGCTATTTTGCGTAGCTTATCTATCTGGGTGATTACATTATTAACAAATGTTATAATCGCATTGGTCGCGGCTTTGGCGGATAAAATTATCGCACTAGCCATATTCTTGCCAAATTGCTCAGTGCTGTCATTAGCCTGTTTCAGTTTGCCAACAACCGTCTCTGTCACAATCTTGGCAAGCTCTCCAAGAGCCGGAGCCATAGCCGAAATGATCGTATCCGTGACGCCCTTGAATACACTCATCAGCCTTGTAAACTGATCATTAGCCTGCTCAACGCCTCTAACTGCGCTTGTCGATAGGATGAAACCAAGTTTTTCAGCCTCAACAAACATCCCTCTCAATGCGTCTCCGCCGCCTTTTAGGGTGTTAAGTAAGGCCACGCCTTCACTGTCAAACAGTTTGAAAGATAGGCGGACTTGCTGGCCTTCATCTGCAACCTTAGCAAAGGCATCAGCGAGGCCAATCATCTGCTTGTCTAATGGTAGACGCTGAAACTCTTTGGCATTGATGCCTAATTCTTTGAGGGCGTCTTTTGCTTCCCCGGTATCTTTTGCTGCCTCAGCCAAGCGGCGCGTAAAACGCTGCACAGCCATATCAACAGTCCTGGTCTCAACACCAGCCAGTTCAGACGCATATCGTAATTTCTGGAGGGCTTGAGTTGTGACGCCTAGCTTTTGCGCTGTTTTACCCAGCGTGTCGATGCTCTGCATAGATGATTTAATTAAGAACCCAAAGCCAGCCGCACCAGCTACGCTGATGAGGCCGGTCTTGAAGTTGAGCAGAGCTTTCCGCACCATATTAAGACGCCTGGATACGGAACTAAAAGCGGCTTTAGTTTTATCAACGGCGGTAATAGGGATTTTAATTGGAGCCACGGCCATCTTCTAACACCTTAAAGTAAGCAAACCACTCGTTGATTTCGCCCAGGGTTAAATCTTCGATCTCTTCCTGAGTCTTGTGTAACCGATCCGCCAGGGCCATAACATTGAACCGCAGCGGATCGCCTCTTAGTTTTTTTCAGCTTCCTCGATGCTATCATGTTCGCCAAACATCTTACCAGCAATATCGGCCACCACTGGTGCATCTTCAGCCATCAGATAAACTTTATCCTCTAGCGTAAAAAGCCTGTTACCACCTTCATCCTGAGCCTTCATGATAATCAGGTCGACCATTCCATCAACCGTCATCTCATTCAGAAAATTCTTATGTTTACGCTGAATCTTATTGATTTCCCCTGCGGTAATTGGGGTGCAGTAAATAAACAACGGCGCATCATCCTCGCCCCAGTGACTGGGCGTTTCGATGACGCGGCGCTGTTTATTTCTTCGCTCAGCAATTTGCTTACCAAGTGACATTAAGAAACGGTTCCCTCAGTCAAGCCGCCAGAAATCTGGATGCTGTAAGTTGCCGTGACCATACCATCGGCAGATGACCCGATTGAGCGTCCGGTGATGATTCCGGTTCCGCTGAGAAGGTGGTCGCCGCTTGTGTCGCCTTCCATCTGGAAATTACAAGTCACGCTAGAGCCAGGGGTGAATGTACCTTGGCCTGTGGCGTCTGTATCATCGAAATAGGTCTCAACAGTAGCTGTCGCATCTGTAAAGCTGGGCTGATAAGTTTTCGAGGCATCGCCCATAGTAGTGTCCTCAATCGTGTCGGCGGTCTGATCGACAGTGAAAGAGATTATTTCTGCGATGGCGTTTGCGCCGGATTTTACCGTGCCATCATTGCCTTTGAATGTCGCCATTTTAGTCTCCTTTTAGACGGCTGTTTCAACATCATTTTCGGCTGTGCGGTATTGCACAGTCACGGTAAAACGGCCAACGGCAACAGGCTGTTCGCCATCGCCGCTGAAGTCCGCTTCAAACGCTGTGACCTGAGTATCTTTAGCCAGGCCTCCAAGCGTTACGTCTGCTGCCAAGGCCTCCTCGACCTCTACAGCAATCTGATCCAGGGTATCGTCATAATTAGCAGTCGCCGAGACATACCCCTCAATAATTACATCCAGAACGCGGCTCACTGAGCGCGAGATGGTCAGTGTATCAAACTCCACATTCTCTGACCTTGTAAAAACACAAAGCCCTGGCAGTTTAGTCTGCTCAAGCGGATAAATACGACTGCGAAATACATTTGATCCTGTGGTCGTTAATCCTGTGACCGCAGTAATTACAGCATCCCTTATTTGTTTTCTGACATGTGCCATTTAGTTTCTTTCTAGCACTAGCATAGTCATCCCTGTGCCATCGTCCTGGACAACCCTGATCGTGTAATTAACGCCACTCACAACCAGAGCATCGCCCTCAGCCGCAGCAGAAACGTCTGCTGTCCGGCAGTGGAATCTAGGCTGCTGCAAAGCAAAGGTCACGCCACCGCCCGCATCAGCCTCGATAAAATCATTATCAAAGATTCCGTTAATTGTTGAGGCCGCGCCGCCGGAGGGTGTATAAGTCGCCGCAACGCCGAAATCATCGACATTGACAAAAATAGCCCGGTCAGATGCGGTCTCAACAGCCATTAATCATCCTCTGGTGTTGCAATCTCATCAGCCTCGACTGCGCGATCAAAAAACTTCTTTTTCGCCTTTGGCGCTTTTTTAGCACTAACAGCCTCAACATAACCACGCTGGATTAGCTTCTCAGCAATCCGATCATCAAGATCATGCTCCTCACCAGCAAACATATTCCCTTGAGTGCCGGTGTAACATTTTTCAATAACTTTAATTCTCATTTTAAATCCTCACAAGTGGATGGATGGGGCGACCCGAAAGCCGCCCCATTAAGATTAGGCAGTTGATACCTCATCGGTGATTGCGAAAGATGCAGCGTTGCGTAGCGCTACATCAACGTCCTGGTGAACAATGATTCTCACTGTTCCAGCCAGACCGCCGGTTGTCTCATCAACCAAAATTGATGGCGCACCGAATAGGCCAACCATCAACTGGCTAAAGTCGCCGAAGATGAGTGCAGATGCGTCTGTGCCGCCATCGCCTGGATTCAGATTAGATGGCACGTTGCTGGTAAATTCAGCGCGGTATCCATAGATGCTGTTCCAAGGATCGTTCAAAAGCATGATGCTGTCTGTTGATGCAACCTTAACAGTGTTGGCCATCTTTGCCTTCACCTTTGGGTTGGACAACCAGCCAAGAGCGTTCTGGTTGATGATGCCATTAGCATCCTCAACTGTCTTAACCAAATCGGTCAAGTCAGCCCAGGTCAAGGCAGCCACATCTGTACCGGCAGAGATGTCTACGTTTCCGACATTTCCGTCATTCAGGATGCCTGTTGGCTGTCCAGATGCACCTGTTCCGCTGATTGCTACAGACTCAAGCTTATCGGCAAGAGCGCGCAGCAAGTCATCTTGGACAACTTGATCCAATGCTGGAATTGACTCTTTTAATGCCAATCGACCGATGTCCACATATGCGCCCATTGTGCGGGGCTGGAGAGTAACTCCTGCATCAGTCTGTGACTGATCTGCAACAGCACCTAGCTCCTCAACAAATCCAGCAGATGCGCCAGTTGAGAACTTTGGCATCTTGATGCGATTTGTTAGACCGCCGATAAAGGTAACGCCGAGGGCAGCCATTACTTGCTTTGCCCGGAGTGCCTCAATGAACATATCGCCGCGATGAATTGTCGGGATAAAGTTATCAACGACATTCTCATCACCTACAGC